ATGAAATGTTGGAGCAAGCTGCTAAAATCGGCCTCAAAGTGGACAAGCGTTGGTCAGACGAAACTCTGCTCAATCGCATCAATCAGGCTATGGAGGCCGCATCATGGGATACAGCAAGCGCCAGTTCGTGACCGCTGCCTTTGAGGAAATAGGTCTTGCCTCTTATGTGTTCGACCTGAACCCCGAACAGATGGAATCGGCATTGCGTAGGCTGGATGCAATGATGGCGGATTGGAACGCCAAGGGCATCCGCTTGGGTTATCCGCTGCCCTCAAGTCCTCAAAACAGCGATTTGGATGAGCAGACCAATGTGCCTGATTCGGCATATGAAGCCATCATCTGCAGCCTAAGCATCAGGCTCGCCCCAAGCTACGGCAAGCAAGTGATGATTGAGACAAAGACCACTGCCAAGCAGGGTTACGACATTTTGCTTCAGCGTGCGACATTCCCGCTGGAGAAGCAACTCCCGGCAACCACACCCGCTGGCGCTGGCAACAAGCCCTGGCGTGTGTACGACAACCCGTTTGTGCGCCCACCATACCAACCTGTTGATGCTGGCCCTGATGGGCCTATCGAATACTACTGAGGATCATCATGCCAACAATCAACCAACTGCCAGTGCTGAACACCATCTCCAGTGGTGACCAGCTACCCGTTTACTCGCCCAACAACGGTGATGCTCGCAGAACATCGATTGGTTCCTTGCTGACGTTCTTTCAGCAGAGTTTTGCATCGCCAACGCTGGCGGTGAATCTGTTTGTTCCAGGATCCGGTTTTAATATCACAGTGCCGACACCAGTGAGTGAGCAGCAGTGGATGCTGTTGCAACCCGCAGGGACACTAGCAACAGGCACAATCACGCTTCCGTTGAACACTGGCGTGCCTGATGGCACTACGGTGCTGATTACATCAACACAGCAGATCACATCGCTGACAATTGCGCTGAATGGCGCATCTGCTATCTACGGCGCTGTCACAACTTTGGGCGCAGGGTGTGCTGCTGTTTATCGCTTTTACCAGCCAACAAATTCTTGGTACAACATTAACGCTGAGAACGTCTTGGCGGCTGGCATTGCTGCATGGCTGACCACCCCAACAAGTGCCAACCTACTAGCGGCAATGACCGATAAGACCGGAACTGGTCTGTTGGTATTTAATACCAGCCCAACCCTAACCACCCCGACAATCACCAGCCCGACAGTTAGCACAGGCACATTCACAAGCCCTACATTGGTGACACCGGTTATTGGTGTAGCTACTGGCACAAGTTTGACCGCTACGGGTGTTGTTGCATCAACTGGCACGGCTGGCGTGGGTTATGCAACAGGCGCTGGCGGTGCGGTTACTCAAGGCACAAGCCGCACCACAGGCGTGACTCTGAACAAGACAACGGGTGCAATCACATTATTCAGTGCAGCGGGTTCGGCTACGGCTGCAACCTTCACTGTGACCAATAGCACTGTGGCGGCTACCGATGTCATCATCCTGAACCAAAAGTCAGGCACTGATTTGTATGACCTGATGGTCACTGCGGTGGCTGCTGGTAGTTTTAACGTCACATTCCGCACTACTGGCGGAACGACTACAGAAACTCCAGTATTTAACTTTGCGGTTATTAAAGGTGTGGCTGCGTAATGGCAACCAAGTCCTCTGTCAATGCGGCTGGCAACTACACAAAGCCAACCATGCGGAAAGCCTTATTTGAGAAAATCAAAGCAGGGACAAAGGGCGGCGACCCAGGTGAATGGTCGGCAAGAAAAGCACAACTGCTGGCGGTGGAGTACAAGAAAAAGGGTGGAGGCTACAAATGAAAGCCCCACAAAAAAGCCTAAAAGATTGGGGCGCTCAGAAGTGGCGCACCAAGTCCGGCAAGCCATCATCTGAGACAGGTGAACGCTATCTGCCCGAAAAAGCCATCAAAGCCCTGTCATCGGCTGAATATGCAGCGACCACCAAGGCCAAGCGTGAGGCCACCGCCAAGGGCCAACAATTTGCAAAGCAGCCCAAGAAAATTGCCGAAAAGATTAAGAGGTTTCGATGAAGACTCCAGCCTATGCACGCAAGGAAGGTCAAAACCCCAAAGGCGGCTTAAACGCCAAAGGGCGTGCTGCTGCCCGTGCTGATGGCATGAACCTGAAGCCGCCCGTTAAGTCTGGTGACAATCCTCGCAGAGCATCGTTTCTAGCGCGCATGGGAGGTAATCCTGGCCCTGAATACAAAGATGGTGAACCTACCCGCCTACTGTTAAGTTTGAGGGCTTGGGGCGCATCATCTAAGGCGGACGCGCAAGCCAAGGCAAAGAAAATATCCGCACGAAATAAGGCGAAGTAAATGCAAATACCAATCCTCAACGGTATTTTCACCGACAACACCCCCGAGCTGCGTACATCGTACCCAGTGAATCTGATGCCTGTTCCAAAAGTGTCGGGCATCAGCAATGGGTTCTTGCGTCCCGGTGATGGCATTGTTGCCAACGGCACTGGCCCAGGGGTTGACCGTGGTGGAATCAACTGGAATGGCGATGTTTACAGGGTCATGGGAACAAAGCTGGTGGAGATCAGCAGCAATGGTGCAGTGACCATTCTGGGCGATGTGGGCAGCGGTGGGCTTGTGACCTTTGATTACAGCTTTGATGAGCTTGCAGTGGCATCTGGTGGGCGCATTTACTTTTGGAATGGCACGACCCTAACGCAGGGCAGTTACCCGCTGGTAACCATTGGGCCAATCATTGATTTTTGCTTCATTGATGGGCGTTTTATGCTCACTGATGGAGAGCGTTTGTTCGTTACAGACATTGGCAATCCGCTGGTTATTGGGGCATTTGCCTTTGAAGAGCCCATTGCCGACCCAGATCCAGTAACATCGCTGCTGCGTTTGCGGAATGAGGTCTACGCCATCAACAGATTCACGATGGAGGTTTACGACAACCTCGGAACTGCTGTGCCGTTTCCATTTGGCGTGATACAGGGCGCACAGGTTCAAAAGGGCTGCGTTGGTGTTCAGGCTTGCTGCATCTACCTTGATCGGGTTGCATTTTTGGGTAGTGGTCGCAACGAAGCTCCAGGAATTTACACGGCAGCAGCTGCAACAACTCAAAAGATCAGCACGCAAGAGATTGACAACATCTTATTGGGCTACACAGAGGCCCAGTTAGCTTTGGTCAAACTGGAAGCCAGAAACGACAAGAACCATGAGCATCTGTATGTGCATCTGCCAGATCAGACGTTGGTCTTTGATGCATCTGCATCACAAGCGTTGCAAACTCCTGTCTGGTTTATCTTGGTCAGCACCCTGACGGGCCTTGCCCAATACCGAGCCAGAAACATGGTGTGGGCATACGATAAATGGCTGGTGGGTGACCCGCAGTCAAACAGCATCGGCTATCTGGTACAAGACATTGGCAGTCACTGGGGGCAACAGGTCTATTGGGAATTCGGCACGCTCATTGTCTATAACGAGAGCAATGGCGCTATCTTTAATGAGTTGGAGTTGGTCAGCTTGACGGGCAGCGTTGCCCTTGGCAAGAATCCGCAGATCAGCACCAGCTACTCTTTAGATGGCAAGTCGTACAGCCAAGAAAAGTTTATCTCAGTTGGCACGATCGGCAACACCAAAAAGCGCCTTGCATGGTTCCAGCAGGGTCACATGAGAAACTGGCGCATTCAGCGATTCAAGGGCGACAGTGATGCCCATGTGTCATTTCTGCGACTTGAAGCTCAGATTGAGCCACTGGCATACTGATGACCAAGTTAAACCTCACACGTGACCAGCTTGCGCTGTTCTTAACCGATCAGCAGCAGATTCGGCAGTTTGAATTGTTGTTTTCTACTGTTGACCAACTGCAAGTTATCACAGGCACAGATTTTGAGTATCAGGCAGATACGGCGGCAGCCACAGCAAATAGCGCACTGGCCCAACTAGCAGCACTGGCCCAAGAGTCGGCCATTAATTCTGCGCTGGCTGAGAACAAAGCAAATCAGGCTCTGGAGCTGGTGGACAGCTTGACTAAGGCGGTCCAGGCATTGCAGTTGACTCCATTGCCAAGTCAATTGGATACGCTGACAAAAGCCATCGAAGGCTTGCAGATGACCCCACCGCCACGGGAGTTCAAAAGGGCAAGATACGGCTCGTTTTACGACACCACCACCCAGACAGCAACCACGATCAACACCGCCAAAGCCATCACGTTTAACAGTACAGACCTGAGTAACGGGGTGTTTATCGGCACTCCAACCTCACGAATCATTGTGGATAGCGAGGGCATCTATAACTTTGATACCTCGTTTCAGTTGGATAAGACTACAGGCGGCACAGACGAGTTTTATTTCTGGTTCCGACTTAACGGCACAGATGTGCCTAACAGCGCAAGCCAGATCAGAATTCAAGGTAATAACGCTGAAATCTTTTCTTCACTGAATTACTTTTTTGACCTTAAGGCTGGCGATTACGTTGAGATGATGTTTTCAACCACCAGCTTAAGTGTTGAGTTGCTTTCTGTTGTCGCAACACCACCAGTTCCCGCCATTCCGTCCATAATCCTGACAGTTTCAAACAATATCGGAGGTGTCCAATGACAGTAATCATCAAAGTGCTGATTCCCGCAAAACAGGCAGAGAACAGCCAGACCACCCAATACACAGCAGTCAACGTCAAGGCGATCATTGACAAGTTCACGGTGACCAATACCAGCGCCAACAATGTAACTTTCAGTTGCAACTTGGTAACAGTCTCTGGTTCAGCGGGGGCGTCAAACTTGATTGTTGATAGCCGAACCATCGTGCCAGATGAGACCTATACCTGCCCAGAGCTGGTGGGCCAGGCGCTAGAACCAGGCGGCTTTATTTCCACAATCGCAGGGACGGCAACATCGCTGACCATTCGGGCTTCTGGTCGTGAAATCAGTTAAGGAGTAAGACATGAAAGAATTTATGATGATCCCCAAAGGCTTTGCTGGCCTACCGATGGACGAGGGATTCTTGACTTCAGCCGAGAACAAGAAGAACTACGCCATTGCTGTGCAAGATTGGAACTATGGCCCAGAGATGCCAACCAATGAGCCTGGGGCCAACAAAGAGTTCTACGCAGGGCTGGCAGAGGCCATGCAGTGCGATGAAAAAGACGCACGGCGCAAGCATTGCTCAAACTGCGGTTACTACGACAACAGCCTGATGGCACAAGTCCGGCTAGAGCGCATCCCGATGGCTGCTTATGACAAAGGCGCAGGGTTTCGCGGTCACTGCGAAAAGCTAAACTTCATCTGCAACGACATGAGAGTTTGCCAAGCATGGGAAGACGATGAGTATGAGGATTGAGTAAAACTGTGCGAAAATCGAGCCGCTGAGTCTATCGGGCCACCAGCAGCTCACCCTGAACAGGAGTTGTGCATATGGTCACGGTTGGAATCACAGAGCAGCATTTAGTAGAGGTCTATGCCGACCCCTACATTGCAAAAGTCGGGCATGACCATCGCCCTGCTGCGCCAATACATGACCCGCAAGTAACATACCTGTCAGCGTGGGTTGGTAACAATTTTTCTGGCGCTTTCATTGCCATCAAGCAAAGCCCTGTAGAGCTTGAACTTCACGCTTTACTCAAAAAATCAGCACTTAAGCAATCACGTGATCTCGGCCTAGACTGTTTAGCATGGGCTTTTGCCCAACCAATTTTGCGAGTTACCGCTTATATCATTGAGGGTCTTGAGTCTGCAAAGAATTATTGCCTCAAATTGGGTTTTAAAGTAGAAGGCTGCTTGCGTTCTGCTTGTGTGCAAAACGGCGTGGTCAAAGACGTTTATGTGTTGGGTATGACCCGACAAGATTGGGGTGTCATATGAGTTTTATTCGCAAAGCATTGGGTAGCATCACTGGCGCAACGGCAGCAGCCAGAGGAGCGCAAGAAGCCTCAGCAACACAAGCAGCCTCAGCAGAAAGAGGCATTGAAGAACAGCGCAGACAATTTGACACAATGGTTGAATTGATGTCGCCCTATTTAGCTGTTGGCGCACCAGCCCTTACAGCGCAGCAGGCTCTTATAGGACTTCAAGGCCCAGAGGCAGAACAAGCCGCAATTGATCGACTTACTGGTGGCTCAAGATTCCAGGAATTGACACGACAGGGCGAAGAAGCTATTTTGTCTCGGGCATCGGCTACTGGTGGATTGCGTGGCGGCAACGTGCAACAAGCACTAGCACAGTTCCGTCCGCAATTATTAAATCAGTTGATTGAAGAGCAATATAGCCAACTTGGTGGTCTGACAAATATTGGCCAATCTACAGCAGTTCGTCAAGCTGCTGCTGGACAGCAAACAGGTCAAAACGTAGCAAACTTGTTGGCTAATCAAGGCGCTGCTTTGGCTGGCGGTCAATTGGCAGCGGGTAATGTGAACAGGCAAATTTTCGGTGACGTTCTTGGCGCTCTAAAAACTGGCGGCGAGGCTTTCAAGGCATTCGGCGGTGGTCCAGCAGCAGCAGCAGGCGGGTCAGGTGCAGCAGCATTTAGCGATCAACGGCTTAAAAAGAATGTCAAGCGCATTGGAACTCGCAAAGATGGTTTGGGCGTTTACGAATTTGATTACATCTGGGGCGGCGCTCGACAGATCGGGTTGATGGCGCAAGAAGTCCAAGCCGTATACCCTGATGCTGTATCTGAAATCGATGGCTTCTTGGCGGTTGATTACAGCAAAGTTTAAGGATTTGACATGGCGATTAACCCATTTGCACAACCGATAAATTACTCAGCACAGTTTGTTGATCTCACCCCTGCATTCAGGGCAGCGGGAGAGGGTTTTCGAGCTATTGGCGAAGGCATACAAGAGCGTGAGAAACAAGAACAGGCAATGACTCTGAAGGCGCAATATGCAACAGACTTGCAAAATGCGCTAAACAATCCAACACAAGCAACTTGGAGTCAGATGATTGCCAAGTATCCGCAACAGCGTGAAGCATTTGCTGAAGCTCGAAAGGGTTTTGGCGAGACTGCGTTGGCAAATGAATTCAGCCAAGGTTTTGAAGTTTCCACGGCTTTGGAAAATAAAAGACCAGACGTTGCCAAGGAAAGATTACAGACCTTCATAACGGCTCGTAAAAATTCCAATTTGCCAACTGGCATTTACGAAGATGCACTAGAGGCATTAGAACGTGATGATGTACAGGGCGCACAAGCTAACGTGAATTCTGCATTAGCAATGGCAGACCCTGATCGATTCCAAAAGCAAGTAGAAGCAAGATTAAAAGCAAGTACAGCACCAAGCGTAATATCTGAGGCAGCTTCAAAGGCGGAGCAAGCAAAAACTGAGGCTCAAACTAAAGTTGCAGATTTGCGTATTAAACTGCAAAACGAACCAGTCGAAGCAGAAAGATTGATAATTAAGAGAGACCTCGAACTTGCACAAGCTGATGTCGCAAAAGTAGAAGCACGGTATGCAGAAGGAGCCGCTCAAGATGCAATCAAAAAGCGTGCTGCCGATCTTGGCTTGACCACCAATCAGGCAAATCAGGCATTGGCCGCCACACGAAAACTTGGCGTAGAAACGCAAAAAGCAGCTCTGGAACTTGCCGCACTCAAAGCATCAGGCGGTGTTGATCCTGATAAGAAGTTCACCCAAGAAGAAAAAATACGCAAAGAGTGGCAAGGCCGCAGCAAGGTGTATGGTGAACTTGGTGGTATTTACAGCAACCTTAAAGCATCTTCTGATGCTAAAACTGGCCCTGGTGACATTGCCTTGATTACTGGCTTTATGAAGATGCTTGACCCTGGCTCTGTGGTGCGTGAAACTGAATTTGCTACTGCAAGAGATACTGCTGGCCTTTTTGAGCGTCTGACTAATCAGGCAACAAAAATTCAAAGTGGACAATTGTTTAGCCTAGATTCAAAGCAACGAGGTGAATATGTTGCACTTGCCAAGCAATATTTAGATGCAGCAGAAAAAAAAGCCGCACAAGAAAAGAAGGACTTAGGCATCGTAGTCAAAAACTACAAGCTGAATCCAGAAAACGTGTTTGGGGTTGAGGATGTTGGAGGTGGCGCTGGTCGTGGATCTGTGAATCCTCCAACCCCTCAGCAACGCAACGTAACGGTGAACTACTGATATGGCCTACTCCATCACGACCAAAGATGGCATCACCATCAATAACATCCCAGATGATGTTGCACCAGACTCAGCAGACCTGAAGGCTCGGGTGGCTGCAATTCGTGCTGGTGGTGGAGCGGCAGCATTGGAAGCTACACCAGATCCAAAGCCAACACCAGCACCAGCAGAAACAACCCTGCAAGGCATCACAGGTGCAATCACACGTGGTGTTGCACCAATCGCAGCAGGTGCAACTCTTGGAGCTGCTGCTGGAGCGCCATTTGCAGGCGTTGGTGCAGTCCCAGGCGCAATTGCAGGCGCAGGCGCAGCTGGTCTTGCTATGACAGTTGGCGATCCCATCGTCAGCTCTATCAACAGCTTACTTGGCACCAAGTACACATTGCCAACTCAGGCAATGGAAGACCTACTAACGCGCCTTGGTGTTGCTGAACCAAAAACAGCAGCAGAACGTATTGTTCAAACCACAACAGCAGGCGCAGCAGGCGCAGGTGGCATGGCAGCCGCAGGAAAAGCCGTTGAAATGGCCGCAGGAGCTGCAAAACCTATTACGCAGGCTATAGGTGCTCAACTGGCTGCAAAGCCATTGGCACAAGTTGCAGGTGGTGCTGGAGCAGGCCTAGCAGGACAAACAGCAAAGGAAATGGGCGCTGGCCCAGTTGGTCAGATTGCAGCAAGCATTGCAGGCGGTGTGGCTGGAGCAAAGTTGGCCACCACAAAAATACAGCCCACAGCAGCTCAGTTGCCATCCGACATTGCAGACGCAGAGCGTGCAGGTATTACCCTCATGACTACGGATGTGGTGCCTCCCCGTACATTTGCATCAAAGTGGGTTCAAACCATTGGAGAGCGTATTCCAGCGGCGGGAACTGGTGGTGTGCGTCAGGCTCAACAGACAGAGCGAATTGAGGCTGTGCGCAATGTGTTACGTGACTTTGGAGCTGATGATGCTGCCAGAGCATCAGACGATGTGATGAAAGACTTGGCCACAAAACGTGGTGCTGATCTGACCAAATATGCTGGAGCAAAAACTGAAGTCATTGAGCGTCTTGGGCAAACTGGCACTGTGCCAATCACCAACACCGTGCAAGCTATTGACGATCAGATTGCAAAACTTCAAGGATTAAGAACTCAAGAAGTTGCGCCAATCATTGAGCGTCTAACAGATTGGAAGGCAGCATTGCAGGGTCAGAACTTAATCAATGTTGAAACACTGCGCAAGCAAATTGGTGAAAGTTTTAAGGCTCCAGAATTGGCCTCTGTCCGTGGTATTGGTGAAAAAGCCTTGTCCAGCATTTACAAGCCACTCAAGCAGGACATGGAATTGTTTATCACACAAGTTGGTGAACGCCGTGATGTTACAAAGTATAAAGTAGCAAACAAACGATTGGCTGATCTAGCTGGAGAACTTGACATGAGCACATTGAAATCAGTGCTCAGGCGTGGTGACGCAACTCCAGAGGTTGTTGGAAATATGCTTTTCAGCAAGAAACCAAGCGAAGTCAGTCAACTTTATGCAAGCCTTACCCCATCAGGACGCGAAAGCGCCAGAGCTGCAATTCTTGCTCGAGCAGCAGAAAAAGCAACTGTAGAAGTGGCCGAAGGAACGGTTGTATCACCAGACAAGTTTGCCAACGAAGTAAAACGTCTTGGCACATCTGTTGGCGTGTTTTTTAATGGTGATGATCTCAAGCAGGTTGAAGGACTCACCAGAGTGCTCAACATCACCAAACGAGCATCTGAGGCATCAGCAGCACCGCCCACAGGAGTGCAGACAGCAATTCCTGTAAGTGCTGCAGCACTATCCAGCTTTTTTGGTGGTGGTTTGCCAGGGTTCCTTGCAACACTTGGCGCTGCCGGTGGAGTTGGTGTGGCTGCTCGAATTTATGAATCAGCACCAATTCGCAATCTGCTGATTAAAATACCACAGACCATATCGGGAAGCCCAGAGGAAGCTGCACTGCTCAAGCGCCTAACCGCTACGATTCAGCAGCAACAACAGGCACAATCCACACAGGAGAACCAGTAATGTCCGCACTTTCAATTCAAGTCCCATTCCCGGTCTTTCAAGACCGCGATGGTCAGCCTTTGGAAAACGGGTATATCTGGATTGGCGAACCGAATCTGAACCCACAGACCAACCCGGTCGTGGCGTACTTTGACGCAGCCCTCACCATCCCAGCACCACAGCCACTGCGCACGCTCAATGGCTACATTTCACGCGCAGGCACACCAGCGCAGATCTACGTCGATGGCGTGAACTTCAGTATCCTGGTGCAAGACAGCAAAGGCTCGATGGTCTACAACTTCCCAGACGGAACTGGCATCAGCGCAGTGGTTGATGCTTGTGACGTGGAATATGACCCACCATTCACCGGGTCCGTCCCTTATCCTGTCTGTGAGAAGCTGGCGCAATACGTTAGCGTTAAAGATTTTGGCGCTGTTGGCGATGGCGTGGCTGACGACACAGCAGCAATTCAAGCTGCGATTGATTACTGCCTTTCAATTTCCATTAACGGTATCAGTTCACCGCCCATTTTGTATCTAAGTGGAAAACATTTGATCACAAGCTCGTTGATCATAAACAGACTGGTCGATACAACAAAAACTGAATTTAGAATAATTGGAAATGGCCCCGGTCAAGGGTTTTACACAACTGGAACGGTAACTATTTTTGATAGTACGTTGCCTTACACAACTGCTCCAGTATCTGAATTCATCACTTTTGAAAATATAGAGTTCAGCACCTCGTTAATCTCTAACGAGAGTTTTGTAATGTCTGCTGCGTTTTTACGCATCAAATTTGTAAACTGTTATTTTTATCTCATTCGCTGCGTTGTTTCTACAATATATATTCAAACTTATTACTTCATAAGTTGCAATATTCAAAGCACCCGAACAAATTTCATAAACTGCTTCGGTTTATATGATGTGTCATTTAACCATTGTATTATTGAGCGCGGTGGTACAGTGGTTAGGTGCATTGACGCTGTTCGTGGTGCGTCTGGCTTGCGATTTATAGACTGTTTAATTGAGGCAATGGGGACGAGCATTGTCGTTGGGACAGGCATGAACGGGTTTAACCTTGTCGGCTGTCATCTTGAAGCAAATTTTTCGCCTGAGTTTAGTTTTTTTGGTGGGTCGCTTACAAACGGCAGCGTTACCGCTACGGGCAACTACATATATAATCCGCAAGGCGCGACTTTCTACTACGGTCCAACAATTGCCGTTTTTTCATCTGGTAACACGGTTTTTCCAAGCGTTTTTCACTCAAACGCACTGCAAGTCACTAATTTAGTTTCATGCGCTGATAACTGCAAAGACATTAACGGGAATGAAATTGACCCCTCGGACGCAACCGTAGAGGCTAGAGTGAACGGTGTGTACCGCGCTGGCACAGCATCTGCCGTATGGTCTGACAACGCGAATCAAATCACCAAAGACGCCAACGGAAATTTTGGTATTGGCACCGCCGCACAGACCGCTAATCGTTTTTTGGTTGTTGGTGCAGATCAAACCAGCACCAACTTTTCTGGCGCATTTTTGGACAGTGCTGGCAACATAATTGCTGCGTTTAGAAACGACAGATTGATTCAAATGCCAGCACTGTTGAATTTTGCTAACGACACAGCGGCTGCCGCTGGGGGTATTCCAGTTGGGTATTTGTATCGCAACGGTAGCGTTGTTCAAGTTCGTGTTTCTTAAAGGATTAAGTAATGGCTGATACAAAAATTTCCGCGCTAACCGCTTCGACTACCCCACTTGCGGGTACTGAAGTATTGCCAATTGTTCAAAGCGGCACAACTAAACAAGTGTCTGTTGCTAACTTAACTGCTGGCCGTGCAGTGTCCATGTTGTCTGGGACGGTTACAGACAGCATTGCAACCCCAGTGCCATTCAACATTAACAACAATAACGCAGGTACTTCAGCAGGCACTCGCGTTAACTTTCAGTTCAACGGTAGTACTGTTGGGTATGTAGGCAATCAATTCGATGGTTCTGACTTTAACAATCTGTACAACGCAAACAGATTTCATCTTTTTACCATTGGTGGTACAGAGTATTTTAGGATTGTCAATGCTGACATTACTGCTACGGCTGGCAATTTAATTATTGCAACCGCTGGAAAAGGCGTTCGATTGCCGGGCGGCATTACTTGGACAAGTGGTGCTGGTAGCCCAGAGGGTGTTGTAACCGCACCAGTGGGTTCTTTGTACTCCCGATCTGACGGTGGTTTACTTAGCTCACTGTATGTTAAAGAATCTGGAAGCGGGAATACTGGTTGGGTTGGTAAATAAATTTTAAGGAAAATCATGCTTACGACAAAATTGACTGTTGACTTAATCGAAATCATGCAAAACGATGTAGTTCGCGCCCGAATGAAAACATCGGTTTTGTCAAATGATGAGCAAATTGCTGAATCATTTGAACATCGGGTAATTGCCCCCGGCGCTGATTACAGTGCGGAAAATGCCAAGGTGCAAGCCATCTGTGCTGCCGCCCACACTGCTGACGCTGTGGCTGCTTATCAAGCTGCTCAAGTTGTTGAACAACCATAAGGAGCTGACATGGCACTTCGTAAAATTATTGAAGTCGAGGGTAAGGTTGTCATTAAAACCATTGTTGGCGTCATTGAAAATGGCACTCAGCATTTGTCTTTTTCAGCCTATGTCAAAGTAATGTCTATTACTGGCGACAAAAACCAACTTGTGGCTAGTGTGCATTTTTCTGGCGATGTGGCTCAGTTCACCAAACAATACCAAGTACCTGTGTCGGTTGAAGCTGGTTCCCCCAATTTTATCGAACAGGTTTACAAGCATTTGAAGACGCTACCTGAATTTGATGGCGCTGAAGACTGCTAAAAGGCAAACATCATGCTCAAAGCTGTTCGCGCATCAATCACAAGCGGAATAATTAGTTTTATTTCGTCCAGACCAAAGGTTGTTCCATTGCAAAGCCAAAGGGTTTTGTATGGAATATTGCTTCTTGAGGATGGCGGTGCGCTTCTTCAAGAAGATGGTTCAGAAATTATTTTGTAATCGGAGAAATCATGGCATCAAATAGTCAAATTGCATTTGCACCCCTTGGCAACACAGTCGTTGTCCCTGCTGCTGCTACTGCGTCTACTGGCGTTCAAGCACTGGTTGACGCACGCTTTGATGGTCAAGGTACAGGGCAGTACCGAATCATCAATTCAAGCGAAAACATTGTGTTCTTGGGCGTAGGCCCAACAGCGGCGATTGCTACGGCTAACGCTGTGGCTCCTGTTGCTGGCACACCTTCTGCTGCGATTGTGCTTGTGCCTGGTGCTGTGGAAGTACTGCGCTTTGGGCGTGAATCATTCTTCAGTGGCTTGGCACCTGCTGGCGCATCCACCGTGTACATCGTCCAAGGCGAAGGCATGTAATGTCTACGGTTGACGCTACTGATGCCCGATTAAGCACACATGAGGAAGTGTGCGCCATACGCTACGAGCAGATCAATGCACGGCTCAAGCGCATCGAAGGCATCATGATAAAGACCGCAGGGCTGATGCTGATGAGCATGGCTGGGACAATCTTTGCTGCGATGTGGGTGGTTAAATGATCGGAGCAGACCATGATTGCGGAAATTGCGGCTGCGAATGCAGCGTTCGCAGTTATCAAAGCGGCCCTTGCCAATGGCAAGGAGCTGTCTGACCTTGGGTCAAGGGTCTACGATTACTTTGACAACAAAGCCAAGATTCAACGGGCAGTCAGCGACAAGGGCAGTCGCTCGGACATCGAGGAGTTCTTTGCACTTGAGAAGCTGAACGCCCAAGAAGTTGAACTGCGTGAACGCATGATTTACGAAGGCAGACCCGGCATGTGGGGCGATTGGCAGAAGTTCCAAGCCGCCGCTGCCCGTAGGCGCAGGGAAGCCAAGGAAGAAGCCGCCAGAGAAGCAAAGAGGCAGCAGCAGCAGCTTGAAGACATGGTTGAGTACATAGCCATCGGATTGGGAGTAATCGTCCTTGCTGGCCTTCTGGTGGGCGGTATTGTCCTTTACATGAAGCACCTGAGATGAGCGAAAAGCCTGAGTCCATCGTTGACAAGGTGCTGACCTATGTAGACAGCCCGTTCAAGCTGTTTGCCATCCTCATCATGGGCGTGGTGGCCTTTGCCGGGTACTTCCTGTGGCAGAACCAAGAATTCATGTTTGACGCTTACAAGGAGTCCAAGAAACTGCCAGAAATCAATACAGCCAGGGCAGATGACGCAAGTTCCATGCTGCTCAAGAAGACGGGCGCAACCATGGTGGCAGTGTTCAAGGTCAACCCACTGTTCAACAGTCGGGTGCTGTATCGGGCCTACACCAAGGATGGCAGGGACAAGACGATTGAAGACATCGATGTTGGCCTGTTTAGCCAAAACACAGCCAACAACTCTGATGTGGTCAGGCTGATGACTAACGAAATCCCGTGTGGCGAGTATCGCTACGCACAGTCTGAAGTAGGCTTGTGGTATCTGGAAAAGGGCGTGACGTTCACCTGTCGAGTCAGCGTACCACCTGACTCACATCGCTTTGTTGGGCAAGTGACGGTGGGTTGGGCAGATCCACCCCAGGACATCCAACAAGTAAAATTCATGCTGGAAATCGCCAGTGCAATGCTAACCAAAAGGGGGAACTAATGCTTTCACTATTTTCAACACTCGGCGGTCTGCTGATTTCCGGCTTACCCAAACTGCTGGAGTTTTTCCAGAACAAGGCCGACCAAGCGCATGAACTACGGCTTGCCCAAGTGCAGACCGAGCGTGAACTGGCACTGGCAGCGGCTGGCTTTGCTGCACAAGCCAAGGTAGAAGAAATCCGCACAGAACAAGTGGCGATGGAGACTGATGCCAGGATGACCGAGGCGGCGCTGGCACACGATGCCAAGGTACTTGAGAAGGCCAGCAAGTGGGTTGCCAACTACGTTGGTACTGTGCGCCCAACCGTGACGTATATCTTCGTGTTTGAGTTGGTAGCAATTAACGCTTTCATGGCTTGGTATCTGTATCAACATCCAGGCCTGATAAACAACATCGATGACGTTATTCGCTACTCTGACTTGATTTTCTCAAGTGACGAAATGGCGATGCTTGGTGGAATTATTGGGTTTTGGTTTGGTAGCCGCCAGTGGAGCAAAAAGTGAAACTGAGCAAAGCCGGGGAAGACTTGATGCACAAGTACGAGGGCTTTCGCTCTCGGCCCTACCTTTGCCCTGCTCACATCTGGACGATTGGCTACGGTCATGTGCTGTACCAAGAACAGATCAGATTGCCTGTGGTGCGTGTTGAAGGCAAAGACACGCCCATGATCCGCAAAGAGATGCCACTAAAACAGGAGGACAATCGTGTCTGGACAAAAACGGAGATTGACGAATTATTCCGAGCTGATGTCGGAACTTTTGAACGGGGTGTTCTTCGTCTTGTTCCCGGTGTGGTTGGGCGGCAAGGCTCTTTTGACGCTCTTGTCTCAATTTCCTTTAACTTCGGGCTAGGCAACCTTCAGCGCAGCACCATCCGCATAAGGGCCAACCGAAGCGATTGGGTGGGCGCTGCCGAGGCTTTTAGGGTCTGGACAAAGGGCGGTGGCAAAGTGCTGCCTGGGCTTGTTAAACGCAGGGAAGCTGAGATTGCCCTGTTCCTGAGTTAACGCCTGTGCTGTCTTTGCAAGATCAACGTCCAGCAACGTGCACATACCCATCTTGTTGGTGTAAGCCTGACACCACCATCAGCAAGTTTTTGTTGCTTGCAGTCATTGCATAGCGTCATTTGAAGCCCCTGATGTAAACGGCAAAGCTAGCGGCTGTATCACCAAACGGCATGGCGGCAATGGCTTTTGACAGGCGAATTTTGTAATCTTCAATGGTACAGACCTCATTCTCAAGGCGCTCGTTCCTTGCTCGCAATAGCCTGTTTTCTGTTTCAAGGTCGGCAATAAGCAGATCAAGATTGCGTTCGTCTTCGGTCATACTTTCTGCTCCTTTAAAGTAGCCCATGCCACTTGGGCACATCGGGCGCACTTGTAGTGGTACTGGGTGCGATGTGGCGATGGGGTCAAGATCCAGCGGTGTTTACATTGGGTCATGTGTTTCCCCTTGCTGCATAGCAGCGTTGATTTTCCTCTTTGATTCGTTCACGCTCATCAGCACGGACAAGGGCTTCAAAGCGTGCAAGCTCAATGAAGTTGACGCACCACATAAAGCCAACTTCGGACTCCACCTCACGGGCCATGTCTATCGTGTCTCTCATGGCTTCTCCCACAGTTTGTCAAAGCAAGGCTTGCAGCAGTCAAATGAACCGTACTCCCCGTCTGATCCATCAATCGACATGATGGTCGTTGTTGTTTCGCAGAT